CGGCGGCAAGCACCAGGAGGGCCTCGACAAGCCTCGGGGGCATGGGGGTGCGGCTCAGATCCTCATCACGCAGCGGGTCAACGCTATCCGCAGGGATGCGGCGGCTTGGGTGGATGCTGCCCGGACTTAACAGCCATATCAAAAAGACCTCGCGCAATTCCTCCATGGCCAGCACGAGCATGGGGCGGTTCATGCGGACGTTGATCGTGTCGCGGGTATTGATGTCAGCTGCCGTCAGGGCATTGTCAGCATTGGGCGGCTATATGCTCAGCTGCCTGAAGACCAACAGCCAATTCAGCTCTTCATTAAGCCAGGTGCAGATGAACCTGAAAGCGGCGTTCATGCCGATCTATCAGGCGATACTGCCAGCCATCAATGCCCTGATGGGCGCGCTGTCCACAGTGACGGTTCAAATCGCGGGCTTTATCAGCGCTTTATTCGGCAAGACCTACTTGCAGTCGGTGAAAGCGGCCTCCGGCATGGATGCCGCGAGGGAGGCGATGGACTCGTATGGCTCAAGCGCGTCGGATGCGGCCAAGGAGGCGCAGAAGCATCTGATGGGATTCGATGAGGTCAACAAAGTCGACAACCCCGCGAGCAGTGATTCCGGCAGTGGAGGCGGAGGCGGATCCGGTTTAGGGGCGGCAGGCGCCGAAAGCGAGGCGATCGGCCTTGCGGCAAAAATGAAGTCCCTCCTCAGCAAGATATTCCAGCCGTTCAAGGAGTCGTGGGCGGCCGAGGGGCAGAACACGGTCGCGAGCATCAGGCACGCTTTTTCAGGCATATGGAACCTGGCCAAGGAAATCGGCAAGAGCTTCCTGGAAGTCTGGACGAACGGAACGGGGACGAAGCTGCTTGCCACCATGCACAAAATACTGCAGAACATATTCAACCTGGTCGGGGATGTCGGGAACACCTTTGCAGAAGCATGGGAGAAAGGCGGGATAGGGACCAAGGTCGTGCAGAACATCGCGGACGCGCTGCAGCTCGTGCTTGACATCATAAACAGCATGGGTGGATCCCTGATCAAGGTATGGGGCGAAATAGGGCCCGCCGTGGCAGGCGCTTTCATGGGCATACTGAAATCCACAAGCGAAGTCCTGAGGAATATAGCGGAGAAGCTTAAGCTCGTGTGGGATAAAGGCGGGAAGCATTTATTCGAAGGCTTGGTTAAACTGGGAGCCAAGCTATTTGAGCTGGCCGGATACGTCTACACTGGATTTGCCGCGCCATTCGCCATGTGGCTTCAAGATCTGCTTGCTCCGGCATTTGCCGCCGTATTGGATGTAGCCGGCTGGCTGCTGGATAGAATAACGGCTTTGATTGATTGGCTGATGAATGACGGAAAGCCCGTGCTTGATGTGATAGTGACAGTTTTGGGCAGCGTGGCCGTCGCATTCACGGCCATAAGGACCGCCATATCGGCCGTGACGGGCGTGGTTAAGGTGGCGACCACGGTTGCCGGTGCCCTGAGCTCCGCGATAGGGCTCCTGGCCAGCCCGATAGGCATAGCCACCGTGGTGATCGGCGCCCTGATAGCAGCCGGCGTCCTGCTCTATAAGAATTGGGACACCGTACGGGTTAAAGCGGGTGAGATCTGGGAGAAGGTCAAGCAGGTGTTCCAGGGGTTCAGTGCTTTCGTAACCGGCCTTTTCAAGAACGACTGGACGAATACGTTCGGCGTGCTGGGGGATGTGCTGAATGCGTTTTTTAGGAACTTAAGCAATATATGGGGCAGCATCAAGCAGATATTCAATGGTATCACCACCTTCATAAAGGGCGTCTTCACAGGAAATTGGCGGCAGGCATTCCAAGGGCTGTGCGACATCATCAAAGGCGTGTTTGGCGGCATCGTGTCAGTAGTCAGGGCACCGATCAATGCGGTCATCGGGATCCTCAATGGGTTCATAAGGGGCCTGAACAGGATCAGGATCCCCAGCTGGGTCCCGGCGCTTGGCGGCAAGGGCATCAACATCCCATCAATCCCCTACCTGGCCAAGGGCGGGCTCATAGACAGCCCGACCCTAGCGATGGTAGGCGAGCAGGGCAAGGAGGCCGTCATGCCGCTTGAGAACAATACGGGCTGGATCAACCAGCTGGCGGACAAGATAGCTGCCAGGAATGGCATCAGGGCTTCTGGCGGCATATCCAAGGCCGAGATGCAGGAGATCATGAGCCAGTTCGCGAATGAGGTCATAACTGCCATGGGCAGGATGGGCTTTTACGTGGATGGCGAGCTCTTGGCGAGGATGGTAGAGAAAGGGATGGCGAGCTTTAACAGGAGATTTGAGATAACATAGGGGGTGGTCGCAAGTGACCGATATCTTGATGGCCGGGGGAGTGGCTTTGCCGCCCCCCGCATCCATCTCCGTGGATGATGAGATAATCTGGAGCGAGGGCACGGGCAGGACGCTGTCAGGGCTGATGGTCGGCGATGTCGTGGCGGAGAAGAAGAAGCTGGGCATAAAGTGGGGAGTGCTCCAGGAAAGCGGGATCATGCTGATCAGGCGGCAGCTTGTCGCAGGGTATTTCCCCATCAAGTTCCATGATGACGGCATCGACATGACTATCACGGGCTACAGGGGAACGCTCACGAAGGAACAGATAGGCAGGCTCGGAGACGGGATATTCTGGTATAGGAGCGCCAGCGTCTCCATCATCCAAAGGTAGGTGGTTAAATGATAAAGACTTCAAGGGAATATAAAGATAGCATAATTGAAAACCGTGTATTCCATGCCAAGGCGGCAATCACCCTGGCAGATGGAACGGTCTTGAGTTTAGATGATGGGAACATCATGGAGGGCGGCCTCAGTTTTGATGAGGGGACATCTGGGAATGGAACGTTCGACATAGGCTCTGCCGTCATTGGCAGATGCAAGATATTGATTGACAACATGGATGATGCATACAGAGAGCACGACTTTACCGACGCCGCCATACGCCCTGCCATAGGCCTGGAATTAGCCGACTCCATTGAGTGGCTGAACAAGGGCATATATACCGTGGACGAGGCTAAAATGTCAGGCGCCACCATCAGCATCACAGCCCTTGACAATATGGCTAAGTTCGACAAGGCCTGCGGCGCGCTGCCGGCAAAAGGGGAAATGCTCCGGGAGCTGGCGATGAACGCCTGCTCGGCGTGCGACGTGACGCTGGGCACCAGCGATTTCCCGAACGCTGATTATAAATTAGCATCCAGCATCGAGGACGCCCTGACATGGCGGCAGTCCATATCCTACGTGGCGCAGATAGCCGGGTGCTATGCGAAGATAAACGCCAATGGGCATCTGATCCTTGGCTGGTATGACTTCTCGGCGTTTGAAGACGAGGGGGAGCTGGACGGCGGCGGGCTGGGGGGCCACGACCAGGGCGCGGAGGTCGACGGCGGCGATTTCAGCGATTACGGGCAGGAAACCACCGTTGACGGCGGAGGCTTTGAGGGGCTGGACGCCTGCCATCACATCTATGCGCTGGCATCACAGGAGATTTGCACTGATGATGTGGTCATCACGGGGATCAAGGTCACGGAGGATACCGACGGCGCCGCCACCTGCATGTATGGCGGGGAGGGGTATGTGTTAAGCATCTCCGACAACCCGTTCATAGGCAAGGGGCAGGCCGAGGCGGTCGCGGCATGCTTGGGCGAGAAGGTTGTCGGCATGCGGTTCAGGCCATTGACCGTGTCGGCATTGTCCGACCCGTCCATCGAGGCCGGCGACCTGGCGGTCGTGTCCGACAGGAGGGGCAACGCCTACAGGGCCGTCATAACGAACTTAAGCTACACGATCGGCAACTATGAGACGTACGCCTGCGACGCGGAGACGCCAAGCCGGAACAGCGCGGACAGGAACGCCGCACTGACCAAGGCCATCGTCAAGAAGCTGGTCGAGGCCGAGGCGACGGAGCGGGAGAGGATGTTCGAGGACCTGAACACGCGGCTGGAAAACTCCGGCGGGCTGTTCACGACATTTGAGAAGCTCCCGGACGGCAGCGTCAAATACTACCTCCACGACAAGCAGCAGCTGGCGGACTCCACCTACGTCTGGAAGATAACCAGCGAGGTCATGGCCGCCAGCACGGACGGCGGGAAGACCTATACGACGGCGTTAAGCGTTGACGGGCAGTTCCTCATCGACCAGATCAGCACGATCGGGCTGACTGCGGAGATAGTGAAGACGGGGATATTGAAAAGCAAGGATTATGCTGCCGGAGCGTCAGGGCTAAAGATTGATTTAGACAAAGGCACTATTGAGGGCGCAAGCATATTAATGAATGGCGGGGAAATCAATATTTCGGCTGAGAGCTCCTCAATCTCAAAGATATCCATAAGATGGCAATCCGGGTCACGCAGCATCACTGCGGGCATAACCCCCCAGAGCATCAGGTTCGATGACGGGCAAAAGTATACGCAGGTCGGGGTGAGCGGGGTTTATCTCAGCACTAATGGATATTACTGGGATGGCGGGGCCCCGGGGGTGAATGTGACCCAAAGCGACATTACTTTTTACAATGGCGGCGGCAGCACAGGCTACATTTTAGACTATGCAATGATGCAGAAATTGCGAGCGCTCATTAATTAGACCGAAAGGGGGCATCAAATGGCAATAACAACAGAATATAAGAAGATAAGGATCCGGCGGGGCTTAAGCAAGGACATCAGCCTCACGAAACTGGTCGCCGGTGAGTTCGCCCTGCTGACGGACACGAAAAAGCTATATGCGTGCATCACGCCGGGGGAGGTGAGGGAGTTTGGCACCAGGGAGGATCTGGAGCAGTATATTGACGGCAGGCTCTCGGATGTTGAAGAGCTGTCTGAAAAGGCGAGGGAGACAGAGGAGAGGCTGCGCGCGGTCTATGAACTGATAAAGGATGCGGATGTGGGCGACCTCGCGGAGGCGGTCCTTGGCGTAAGGGCGGATCAGGAGGGGCATGCAGCCGACGCCGGCATCCATGTGACCCCAGGGGACAAAGCCGAATGGGATGCCAAGGCGGAAACGACAGAGGCCACGGCAGACAGGGCGGGGCTCATGCCGGCAGCGGGCAAGGCGAAGCTGGATAATATTGAGGCGGGTGCCAATAAGACCGCCATCGCCAACAACCTGACCACGACAGAGGCAGGGAGCGCATTGGATGCTGTGCAGGGGAAGACGCTGTCAGATGGCATCTCTGCGCTAGATGCGGGTTTGTCGAGTATGTCCACCCATGAAAGCATTACTTTGACAGTCAATATGGCAGACCTACAGGCGGCTTTAGATTCGTTGCCGAAAATCATTAATCACCAGATAAACATAGCAGTAAACGCTGGCACCATAAATGCCAGAATTAATATAACAGGGTTTAGCGGTACAGGAAGATTAAATATTACATGCCATTCTTTGGTCAACACTTATACCCACAACGTTCAAGATTTATATATCTTTCAAAATACATTAAGAACGATCACTATTTATGGTTTTACAGCCACCAGGACAGATGGGGTCAATTTTAGCATATACGATAATCTTGGCTACGTTTATTTGTTTGCCTGTGGCAGCAATACAGGAGTGAACACCAACACGGGCAACATTGGAGTATATGTCTCAGACAATCCAGGCTTGACTAGATTAGTTCAGACATTTTTCAGCAATAAATATATCACATTTAATACAGATAATTCAGTACTAAACATAGAAAACCCACAAGGAAGCAATAACTACCTTATATATAAGAGTTCCGGTGGATTATTGCAGATAAGATCAGCAGGAACCATTACAGGCACTTTAGTGTATTCAGGAACAGGGACAAGAGCAGGAGGTTTAATAGTCAAGCCAGATGGTTCGCTGGCGTAGAAAAAAAGCGTACAACTTAATTATTGTGCGCGCTTCCACTGGAGGCTATTGTCGATGCAGGGGAACACTTTGTCTCTTATAAAACAACTTGATAAAGTCGTATCCGCCCTTCAGCTGGGACAGCACCTTTTGGAGTCATGGTGATGCGGCCATCTGAAAAAAATGTCATGGCTATTCGTGGGGTGCCAGTGATTTCATGCGCAATGTAATTTGTGCCTATGGATGCTAAGGGGCGTGTTTCTACAGGTATTCCCGATACTATTGTATAATCTACCCCTGACGCCAAAGCTATGTCGGCAAATGGCAGATGGAAGGAATATGCATTCCCCATTTTATAAACCCTCAATCGCGAGAAGCCAACAGGGATAGTCAATGAATTTGTTATATTGACTTTCGATATTGCTTTGTTAGCATCCTCTATTGCTGTATTAGTACTCGACAAACCCGCATATGTCGCAGAGAAGAGAGGAAAGGAATATGCACATGGAAATCAGAGCGAGGCCTTAGGGTCTTATTTTTATACCATACCGCAAAGAAAGGACTAAGAATATGATGACTGAAATCGAAATCAGGGAAAGGCTGACCAAAGCCGAAGAGCGCGCTAAATCTAACAGTCATCGTCTTGACAAGTTGGAGCCTGTCATAACGGAGATACACACCATGTCAGAGAACATGGGTGTCTTAGTGGAGCAAATGAAGCACAACAATGAAAGCCTGAAGGAGCTGAAAGAGGATGTGGAGGAGATAAAGAAAGAGCCCTCTGTCCGCATAGCCCAGATCAAGACGGCGATAATCACGGCTTTGGCCACTGCGGTTGTCAGCGGGGCCGTAGGGGCCATTATGTATTTCGGCAAATAGAAAGGAGATGCATCAAAATGAGTAAAACATGGATTAAAGCAGCGGGGGTCAGGGCGGTCAAGACGATGGCGCAGACGGCGGTCGCGACAATCGGAACGGCGGTTGTGATGTCCGAGGTGAATTGGGTGGCGGTATTATCCGCATCAGCAGTAGCTGGGGTGCTGTCAATTCTGATGTCGATAGCAGGCCTGCCGGAAATCAATCAGAAAGAAAGCGGGGAATAATATGGGTATCAATATTGTTGAGAACAATTTTAATTTTGGGCTCCTGACAAATCGGAGCAAGACAACCGGCATACTGTATCACCACGTGGCTGGAACCATGACAGTACAGGCTATCCACAACATGCATAAAAACACTAATGGCTGGGCGGGCATCGGCTATCATTTTGTGGTGGATAAAGACGGATCTATATATAGGGGGCGCCCGATTGGCAAGGTGGGATCCCACGCTACCGGCTATAACAGCAATGCCGTTGGAATCTGCTTCAACGGTAACTTTGATTTGGAGAGTATGCCCGAAGCGCAAAAGAACGCAGGGAAGGCGCTAACCGCATATGTCAAGGGCTTGTATCCGGCGATTACTTGGATTAAACGGCACAGAGATGTTGCGGCAACAGCATGTCCAGGCAAAAACTTCCCTTTTGACGAAATCAAATCAGGGCAAGCTAATACTGGAGCCGTCACTACACCGGGCACATCGGCCGGAACAAGCACATCTGACAAAGGCACGGTTTTGTATTTTCAACAATGGTTAAATAAAACATACGGCTTTGGAATCAAAGAGGATAACAAATTCGGGCCCGAGACTAAAAAAGCTTCAATTAAGGCGTTACAGACCGAGCTTAACAGGCTCGGTGAGACCCTGGCAGTCGATGGCGGCTTCGGACCGTTGACCAGGGTGGCATTGGCAAGACACAACATATTCAAAGGTCAGGCGGGGAATCTTGTACGACTGGTGCAGGGGCTGTGCATTTGTCACGGCTGCAGCGTCGGTGCTTCCGGCATTGACGGCTCATTCGGGGCAGATACCGACAAAGGCGTCAGGAAATTCCAGGGTGCGAAGAGGATAAAGGCAGACGGGATCGTTGGGAGCGGGACGTTCGGTAAGTTCTTGGCTTAAGGGTCCGGTCGGTATAAGACAGCAGCCCCTTTCTCATGATGGGAGGGAGCTGCTATTTTTGATTCCAAGCACTTGGAAACATACGTTTTGACTTGCATTTTGACTTGCATATTTACGTTTTTTTGCATATTTTTGCACCTGAATACGAAAGCCCACCAATAAACAAAAATCCCGCAACCCCTCTAAACACAGGCATTGCAGGACTTTCACACTAGTGGAGATAATGGGACTCGAACCCACGGCCTCTTGAATGCCATTCAAGCGCTCTCCCAACTGAGCTATACCCCCATCAGTTTTCTATTATAATCTATAACCGTAAAGAAAGCAAGCAAAAAAATGTAATAATAAATCACTACCTAAACTATACTATATATGTAAATATTATAATTATATGGTGATGGCATGTCAAAACGATATACAGCTATTTTTTTAATGATTATCCTTGCACTGATGGGAATATTCTATATAATACAGACCCATCAAAGCTCTGGTCAAGCCGAGAACCAAACGATCAATGTGCCTATTATTATGTACCATAAGATAACGCAGGTTGATACAATGCTGGGAGACTATGCGATCACACCCGACGAATTCGAGGAAGATCTCGAATACCTTAAAGAAAATGGATACCATACGATAACAATTTCAGAGCTCATTGATTTTATCAGCAAGGGTTTGCCACTTCCTGATAAGCCGATAATTTTAACTTTTGACGATGGGTACTTCAGCGATTATAAATATGCATTTCCGCTTCTTAAGGAGTACGATATGAAAGCGACCTTTTCCATTATTGGAAAGGTGACAGATGAATATACGCAAGAAGGGCGTCAGGATATCTTGTATCCTCATATAACATGGTCGATGGTTATTGACATGGTTAAGAGCGGTCATGCTGAATTACAAAATCACGGCTATGATATCCATGGGCAAAGCGGTGGTG